GGACAAAGTATTAGTGCCTGCTGTTGAAGGTGAATATGTTTTCTTCAATAACACGACAGGTTCACAAACTTTAACTATCGCTGCTACAGGTCATACAGCAAATGGTATTGAGATAGCACAAGGGGCATACTCACATGTTTATAATGACGGCTCTGCTAATTTTAAAATGTTTAATGCAGTTGACAAATTAGGTGCAACAACTTTTAAAGGGGATGTAACAGGCGGGGGCGGCAACATTATTTTAAGAACCAATGGTGCAGTTACTGCAACCACATTTATAGGTAGTGGTGCAAATCTTACTGGCGTTGAACCTTTTCCTTCAGGAACAAAACAAGTTTTTTATCAAGCATCTGCACCCACAGGTTGGACACAAGACACTGCAGCAGCATTAGGTAATGCAGCTATGAGAGTCGTCGTCGGAACTGGTGGTGGCACAGGTGGTAGTGATACTTTTCAAACAACATTTGGTGATTCAAGAACAACAGAGTCAAAAAGTTTAACTGTTTCAGGATCAGTGAGTGGAACAGTGGGAGGTCACACTTTATCAACTCCTGAATTAGCATCACACAGCCATACTGTTGGAAGTATTACGTTTAATAATGAAGCACCTAATAGACCAAAATCTATTGCAAATCGTTGTAATTATAGCCCTACAGACGCATTCCCCCATTCTACTAGTAGCACAGGAGGTGGTGGAAGTCACTCTCACCCATTTAGTGGTACTCTAGGATCTGCCACTACAGGTAGTTCAAGTTTTGCAATGCCAGATATGGATCTTAAATTTGCAAACGTAATCATAGCCGCTAAAGACTAGTGCCAATATTTGACCCAGATGGGACTTGTCCTCTTCTTAAAAAGAAGTGCATTAAACATAGATGTATTTGGTATAATATGTTGCAAGGTAAACATCCTCAAACAGGATTGGATGTTCAAGAATGGGGCTGTTCAATAGCTTGGATCCCCTTATTATTGGTAGAAAATTCACAACAAACAATGCAAGTTAAAGCAGCTACAGAATCTTTTAGAAATGAGATGGTAAGATCAAATAGTGTTATGACGAAAGTATTAGCACATAGCGGTGATGCACAAAAAGCCATGGGAGTGGCTAGTTCTATATTTGAAATGATTGGGAACCATCAAGAAGCAATAGATAAGAAAGACTCATTAAAAGAAGATAAAACTATTTTACAACTAAGTAATAATAAGGTAAAAGTTAAGAAGAAGCCTAAAAAGGCTACAGCTAAAAAGGTGAAAAAAAATGGCAACAACCGTAAACAACACAACAGTTCAAAGTAGAATTACAATAATTTTTGATGCTGGTGGATCCTTAACAGGAGATGGTCCAGCTAAAGGCACTGGAAATACTGAGTCAGATGTATACTTAGATGACAATGTTGAACTTAATATAAGATCTCACACAGAGATTGACTCTAGTATTCACGCTTTGCAATGGGATGCCACAACAAACACTGGTACGATTGAATTTACTGATACAAGAGATAATGAGTCTATATCTTCTTTCCCTCAGTGGGCCACAAACGTTGTTATAAGAACAGAGGCTCAAAATACTTGGTCGTCCACATATACTTCAACTTATAGTGCTCACTCAGATGCAGGAGCAGAAGACGATTCAGCAGCAGTAACAGCTGCGATCACAGCCGCCGACACAGCAAGAACAGATTATCTTGCTGCACACAGTATTACTTACTAGTTTTCTGTGTATAAAAGAATATGAAAGAATATATCTTAGAAGTCAAAAAAGTAATCTCACATCCTTTCTGTAAAAAAATAATAAACTGTTTTGATCACAACTATAACGACGCGGGAACTGTAGGTGGCGTAAATAAAAATGTTAGGAATTGTGTTACAAGAAGTGTAATGAACCCAGAAACATTTGGTGAAAGAATATGCTCTAATTTTATTCAAGAAAAAATTTTCAATTGTGTAGAACACTATCAACAAAAACATAAATTAAAATCAGAAAAAATATCACAACTAGATTTATTAAAATATGAAACGAATGACAGTGACGCAGGTTATGTTTTTCATACTGATTTTGGACTTAAAGTAAGTGAAAGACAATTATCTATTTCTATTTGTCTGAATAATCAATATGAGGGCGGAGAATTTGTTTTTGAAACTCCAGATGGACCTTATACAATACCTCAAAACGAAGGGGATGCAGTAATATTTCCATCTAACTTTATGTTTAGACACCAAGTGAATAAGGTAACAGCAGGCACAAGATATGCTTTGATAGGATGGGTAATTTAGTGGAACCTATTTTTATAAAAGAGTTTTTACCTAAACAAATATTAAATCTAATTTATACTTATTCTATTATTAAATATGGCAATCAAAAGCAGTTTAAGACAGATATTCAAACTAATGCCTTAATAAGTGAACATTCAGACTATCTTATGGAAACCTTAATGGACCTAAGCACTCCAGTCATAGAGCAAAATGTCAAAAAAAAATTATTTCCAACTTATTCTTTTTTTAGAATCTATGATAAAGGATCTGATTTAAAAACACACATTGATAGAGAGTCTTGTGAATACACTGTTGCTTTATGTTTAGGGGCACATCCAGTAGATCAACCTTATGAAATTTTTTTAGGAGAAAAGGATGATAATTCAGATTACAAATATTTTAGTAATAAAAATAATCTTGAAAGATATAGAATTGATTACAAGTTTCCCATGTTACCTAATAATGCAATTATATTTAAAGGCATGAATAAACTTCATTGGAGGGAACCATGTCAACATGATCATTTTATAACTGTATTTTTACATTACGTAGATCAAGATGGCGAATATAAGGATTTTAAGTTTGATAAAAGAACTGGTCTTGGCGGAAAAAGATGAATGAGAGTTTGTATGTTTTAAACGGTGGTATAGGTAAAAATATATGTTTTACAAGTTGTTTGAAAGAGTTACAAAACGTCAACATCATGTCGTCATGGCCTAAAATATTTTCACACCACCCAAACGTTAATTTTTGTTACAACTTAAACTTAACACCACTATTAGACAAAAGTGAATTTTTAAATAAATTTAAAAAAGTACATTTTGTTGAAGCTTATGATAAATATTTTTTCATGAATAAAATTCATTTAGTTAATAATTTTAGACGTATAACAAATCAAAGTATCTTAGAAAACGCTTATAATGAAATATATTTTTCTCATGATGAGGAAGATAGATTGAAACCAATTTTATCAAAGCTAGAAAACTTTGTACTTGTGCAATTTGTAGGTAGTGACGAGCATGAAGTAGAAACTGATTTCGAGGGGTCTAGATCTATAAGAAGAGATTTAGCACAATCTATTATTGATGTATTAAATTTTGATTTAAAATTGAATGTAGTAAATGTTTTTTCTCTAAAAAATACTTTTAAAAATATTTGCGAAATTGATCAATCATTATGCTATAGAAACTATGCTCATATGATAAAATACGCAAAAGGATTTATTGCAATAGATAGTTGTCTTAATCATATGTCAGCTAACAAGTTTTGTAATACACGAGGTGTTGTTTTGTGGAATGACCAAAATGCAAATTATAGATTTAATTATTCTAAGAATTGTAACATCATTACAAACACACCAAATGTTATGCGGTTTGATATAAATGAGGTTGTAGATAATTTTACTAAAATATTAGGGGAGAATAAAAATGATTACACCAACTGAATTGAAGGATAGAAATTTTAAAATATTTTTAGGTATGCCCATGTATGGAGGTATGTTATCTGAGGCTACTATGCACGGCCTCTTAGAACTTCAACAATGGACTGTTGCGTCTAATGTAGGTTTAAGATTTCAGTCTATGGGCAATGAAAGTTTGATAACTAGAGCTCGTAATACAATTGTATCGATGATGATGGATCAGCAAGATTATGTTGCAACTCATTTATTATTTATAGACGCAGATATAGGTTTTTCTTGGAAAAATATTGAAAGATTAGTTTGTGCAGATAAAGATATAGCCTGTGGTTGTTATCCAAGAAAACACTTACATTTTGAAAAAATAAAAAATGTTCTTGAAAATTTTCCTGATGCTACTCCTGATCAAATAGAGGCTATGATATTAGGATATAATATAAATTTTGATAACCCTGATCATTTAAAAGGAGAGGATGGTTTCTTTCCT